CCTACACCACTTGATGGTAGTACGGAATAAAACTTGCTTCCTTGTGCTGCTGGTATTAATGCTAATTTTGGTTTTGCCATTGTTTTTAATTTTGTATATCTTGTATTCCTATTCTATGAATTGAATCTGCTAAACATTTTACTGCTTCAACTTCTTGCCTATCCTCCATATTAAACTGACCTTGTATCATTTCAGTAGATGTACCTATTGAAGATGCAGTTTCTATTGTGTTACCCCACCAAGTACTATCGTATATTTCGTTTGCCATTATTTCTTTTCTTTTTTAGTTAAATACTTTTTCAATTTAACAACGTTTGCTTGTTTTGGTTTGTACGTTGCTCTCATTATAGTACCCATCCGTTAAATAAATCGTTAGTATCTGGACTTATATCCTCGTTTGTATTACTGTTATACTCTGGGAATATATCTTCGTGAAAATTAATATAATCTATAAATCTTCTTGTGTAGTACTCTGCAAAGTTTCTTTCTTTGTTTACTAAATAATCTACTTCTTCTTTTGATACACTATCTGCGTTCTCTGATGCGTGTTTACTAATACCACCATTCTTTATCTGATATGCTGCAAAAGGTAAATACTGCATCATAGCGTAATGTATCAACATAGGTTGTACGTAGTCATTAACTAAAGATAAATAATTACCACTTAAATTACCAGCTACAATATCAACACTAATCTTATTGTATAAATCAGTTCCTAAATAATTCTGTATATCTATCTGTTGTGCAATCTTAATGAACTGTATAAACTTGTCTGTATCTACATTCCCATCAAGAATACTGTTCTTTACTAAATCCGTTCTACTTATGAATAATGCTGTTGCCATCTATCTTTTTTTATTTACAAATCCATTATTTGGCATATCCGTTGGTCTTGTTGCAACTTCTTTCGCATTAACCTCTGGTTTGAAACCGTCTTTTTTTGCCTTGTTTACGCTTATCTCTGCATTTGGATTACCTACATCTGGTTTTAGATTCTTACTCTTTGCCTTATATGTTTTACGCATCCAAAAATGATGACAATCTCCACCACCTTTGTAAAGCCAAATATCATAAGTATCTGCACCATTTAATCCCCAACCAGCATTAACTGCTTTTTTACTCATCATATCAATATCTTCTTTACGATATATCTTTTTAGCAGTTACCATTTTCTTGCAGAACTCTCTACTATTTTCATTAAATGATAAAGGTGCATATTGGTATCTTACTTTAAATTGTAAACCATCTTCGTTTTCTCCATCTTGACTACTTTTTGCGTTTGGTCTTGCAGTTCCAGTAGTAACAAAATTATACATTTTAGATAATATAGATAATTTAGGGTTGTTTAGTTTATTTAACTCCTCATTTAATTCTTCCTCTGCATCATAATCAACTTTTCTTTCATCAATTAACTCCCAATTTTCTAAATCTTCATCTTCTCCAAACTCATCTAATTCAGTTAAAACCTTGCTCAACTTAACACCAGTTTCCTCCTCTTTTGTTTCTGCATCTACTACATTACTTAAATCCTTAAACTCTAACGGTTGTAATGTCTTAAAATAAAGGTTTAAAGCAATATCATTGTAAGCTAATATATCATCAAAGGCATTTATTAAAAGTGTCTGAAATGGTCTAATAACTGTGTTATCCATTAATATAGATGCAGTTTTTAACTCGTCTGCGTTGTTACCTAATCCACTTGAATCCTTTACACCTAATAACATAGGAGAAACAACTCGGTGTGCTACCATAATCTTACGCATACTTTCATCAGAAAGAAATTGGTATTGGTTATGTGCATCACTTAATTGGATTGGTTCTATACTTGCAGCAGTATTCGCATCATCATTAAAAGATAATATAAACTTACCACTATTTGAACTACCACTAAATTTTTGATATATTCTATTTTCTATTAATTGTCTTTGCTCTGGGTCTGGTGTTCCATTATTAAAATTGATTAACATACTTGGTGCTAATCCATTCATAATGTTATTGATATGATAGTTAGATATTTCTTCTTCTAACTCTGCATATTGTATTCCACCTTGATAATCTACTGGAGAATAATATTTATATCCTGCCTTATAAGGTTTTACATAATATATTTGTATTGCTTCTTTACCATAACCAAACGCTTCTATTCTTTTTAAAGTATCGTTCTTTTTATAGTTTGCCCAATCTGGGTGCATATAATACGCTTCTATCTCCCCCTTTTCATTACACTTCTCTGCTCGTAATGTTTCTACTGGTATGTGTTCTACTCTTGCAATAGTTTTTCTATCTTTAGAATAGATTACTTGCATTGCACATTGACCCATTAGCTTTAAATCAGAAGATAATCTCCTTACACAATCATCGTGAAATAAAGTTATCATTTGTGCATACGCTTCTGGTTTTCTTGAACTATCTGTTGCATCTAAACCCCTACCAAATATCATTTCTGACATTCCGTTTATAATAGCGTTATTTGTTGCACTACCATTATACCTATCAATTAAAAACTGAAAGTAATTGTTGTCCTCTCCATAAGAAACAAAATTATCTGTCTTTGTTTCTTTTATTTTAGGACTTGTATAAGTCGATAAATTTAATACTCTTAAATCATTCATATTATAAAACTATATAATCATTATTACCCTCTTTTGTTACATACTCATTTTTATTAACAGAATAGTAATCATTGGTATCTTGGTTAATTGTTTGGTCTGTACAAAATACTCTATCTAAATAAATAACATCAGAGCCATTTAAAAGTGTTAAATCATAATACCTACCCTCTTTCAAATTAAACGCATAAGACAAGCTTAAATAGTCCTTATCTGTAACAGTATTTACACTTGCGGTAGTTATCTCGTTAGTACTATCATCTCTTAATTTTAATGTAACAGATGCAACGTAACTTCTCGGTATTACCTTAATGGTTTGTTGGTTTGTACTTGTAGTTAATACTTTCATATTAGTATATAGTAACAAATACTATTTTTTGTGTGTATTAGTAAAAAAGCATAGCTTTTAAAATAAAAAAAAGGGTATCCGTTAAGATACCCCTTTAATATAAAGTAAAATTTAATTATGCAGTTGGGTTAATCTGTGTTGCAGAAGTATCAGAAGTAATTACTGAACCAGTTACAAAGTAAGGAGGTGCAGTTTCTTGTGCTACAATCGTTAAATTGTATCCACTTAAATCTCCCATTGCTGCTCCACTTGTGATAGAACCACCATTTACCTCTGCTCCGTGTTCTAAACCTACAACAAAATAGTTTCCGTTGTAATCTTCGATAGCTACGTGAGGTCTTGCGTGTGCAATTAATTTTAATTCTTCTTGAGTTGCTTTGTCTTGAAAAGTTAAAGCCATTGTCAAGGTACTTTCATAAAAAGTAGTTCCGTTTTCTCTTGATGAGTTGATTGCAGTTTCTAAAGATGATGCACCTTTTACATCAAATTGAAACCAACTTGGAGTTCCTGCAAATGCAGTAATCTCTCCACCCACTATTGTAGACGCTCCTAAAGTTCCATAATCTGCAAAGTAGATAGTTTTAATCCCACCTACTGCTGATTTACAAGGTACTTTTCGCCCAGTTGTTAATGAACAAGCCATATTTTTTTATTGGTTTTAAATAAAAAAGGGTAGATGTGCATTAAGCATACCCACCCCTTTAAATATTGATTAATTAATTATTATGAATAAAGAACGATATCAGAACCGAATACGTGCTGTACTCCTGCTGTAAACCTCATTATTACTCTTACGTTTTGAGAACCATCTATGTCGCTCATATCAATTACTTTAACTTCGTTTTGGTCGTTTAATATACCAGTTCCGAAATATAAGTTAGATTTTTGTGCAGCAACCATATTGTTATCAGCTAATCCTTTAGCTACAAAGATGTTAATACCATCGAAAGATAATTCTCCTCCGTTGAACCATTGAGTTCCTTTGTTGTCAGAACCAGCATTTGATGTTGCAGCTACTGAAAATCCTCCTAATGCTCTAATGTATGCTCTTGCTACGTTTGAAGAAACATAAAGAGTTAAATCTTCTTGCCCATAAACAGCAGTTGGAATAGCATCTACTACTTTTCCTAATTCAGCAATAACGTTTGCAGCAGTTACAGTTGTTTTAGCTACATCTATAACAGTTGCATCAGCAGTTAATTTTGCAGTAAATCCATCAAACTCTCCACTATTTGCGGTTGCTCCTCTCCAAATGTTTTTCTCTGTCTTGTCAGCTACTTTAGAAGCAACGTGAGCAATTACAAATTCAGCAAAAGATGGTGCTAAAGAATCGTGAGCAGAATAACCCATTTGTTCAGCTTCCCAAGAGTTATGTAAATCTTTCTTACATAATTGTAGGTTTACTTGAAACTCGTCTGGAGTTAAAATTGCTTCTGTTAAAGTTAAAGTTCCTTGATTAGTTACAAAGTCGCAAGAAGCATCTTTTACGATGTCATCAGTTGCACCCTTTTGGATAACAGATTTGAACTTTACGTTTGGTAGAATTGAAATAGCACCACTATCTAAAGTTGATGCAGACAATAATGCAGCAGCGATATACTTACCACTAAATTCCCCTGCATAAGTTGATGTTAAAGATACACTCATTTTTATTTAATTTATTTGTTATTAAAGTTTATTTATTTTACTCATTACTCTATCCAATGTTGACATCTTTCTTTTGGATGCTATATTGAATTTTACTTGTGTTTTAGAAACCTCTGCGTTTGTGTTAATTGGTTCAGCGGCAGGTTCAGATAATTCTTGTGCAACCTCTGTTGGAATTTCATTTACAACCTCTTGAGTAACTTCTGAAAGTTCTACTTCTTCTTTAGGTTCTTCACTCATTTCTTCTTTAGGTTCTAACATTGCTTTGATTTCCTCAATCATAGATTTAACCTCTGCAAGTTCTTCTTTAGTAGCGTAACCCATTTCTTCTTTTTCTTCTTCCTCTGCTTCCACTTCTTCTTCTTTAGCTTCTTCGTTTTCAGATTTCATTTCTTTAATGATGCCTTCTTCTTCGATTACTAAAGTTTGACCATCTTCTAAAACGTATTCTCCAACTGGTAAAGCAACTCTTTCATCTTCTGTTACGATAAAGATTTCATTACCCTCCTCAAATTTATCTGCTTCTAAAACAGTTCCGTTTTCTAATTTCATTTGCTCAAGTTTTACTTCCACTCCCAAAAGAGTTTTTACTTGATTTAACATTTCACTTGGTTTCATATAAATATATAGTATTAAAAAAATTAATTTGTATTTTCGTTTATACTGTCGTTGAGGTTTTACCTATACCTTGTGCTTGTAAGCTACCATCACAACACTTTTTAGAGTATGTATTGTTTTTACATAAACAACCTCTTTTACTTGCTCTTGGACTTGTACTACTTGGAGTTGTATTGTTACTTTTTCTCATCTTGTTTTATTTTAGATTCTGCCCAAGTTTTAGCTGACTTACCACCCCATAATAAATAAGATATAGTTCCACACGCTTTTGTATCACTACTGTCATAAAATTCTTCTGCTCTACTTAAATATGAAAACATACGTTTTATAGTTTCCATACTTATTGGCTTTCTGTCTGCTAATTGTTGTGCTCTTACTTTACCAACTTGTGTAGCACATTTGTTGTTTACTTTCTTGTTTAGTTCAATACCTTTTTTAGCGTTGTTACTTACAGATTGAGGATAGTCAGAGAAACTCTCCATTTCTGTTCTCTTACCTTTTTTAAGTCGTTTATCATTTTTGATAACTGCCTTTATTTGAGAAAGCATAAACTCTGCTTCTGCTTCTTCTATTACTGATAGTTCTTCTTGTATAATTTCTTTGTATTGACTTGGTTTATTATGTACCCAACCTTTTTTAGTATATTTATCGTGTTCTTCTTTGGTATTTATTGTAATGCTTTCCCCATTTTTAGGATTATACATAATATGAGGATATTCTTTTAAACCCTCTTTAGGTCTTTCCATTTTGTCAGCAAAGTAACCCTCAATAGAAAATCCTTTTACCTTTCCAGTTTTTACAAAGTCATTCCAAACCTCATCATTGTTTACCTTAATAGAACCCATCCAAGTTCCTACTGGTACATTCATACCGAACTTTCTTGATTTGTCGTGTACCTCATCTTCAACTATCCAGCTTTCTACAAGTGTAAGTCCATTAATTTTGTGGTCGTGTTCTAAAGTAGCTTTACTTTGATTACCATTCATTAAATACATTTGAGATGCCTTAACAACAGTATCTTTTGAAAAGTATATATAATACTCCTCATCTCCACTTCTTCTGTATATAGGTTTGTTTGGTATTAATAAAGCACCTACAAGTAATTTCTTTTCTTTATCTGCTTCTGCTAATTCTATAATGTTACTATTTAAGGCAATAAAATCTTCTTCAATAGCAGGATTCTCTACAACGCTAATTGCTTCAATTCCTATTTCATTATTTTCCTCATCTAATATTAACTCAATTATATTCATATTTATATATAGTTATATTTTTTTTATTTTGTCTTTTATCCAATAGATGCTCCATCTATAATATTTCTATCCATTTCTTGTGCAGTTGTTACATCATTCGATACTACAAACGCTTGAATAGGTTTTTGTGTTTGCCCACCTATTGCAGTTGCTAATTGGTTTGTACCACTTGCACCTACTACGTTAAATGATGGAGGAATTGAACCACCACCTCCACCAGATGGGTTAGGAGATGGAGATGGAGGAGAACCTCCTGCTTTTAAACCACTTAATCCTTTTGCAGTTGCAGCTATGTTTGTTGCAATACTAATTCCTGCTGCTATTTTATTAGCAGTTACTAACTTTGCTGCTAACGCTACTGATGCCCCACCAGTTGGAATAGCTAATTGAGCACCTTGTGCTATTGTCGCTGCGTTTGATGTTTGTGTTTGTATTATTGTTCTTGCAATACCTACTGCACTTTCTCCAATTATAGCTGCCGCTTGTAATGCTTTATTATCTCCTGCTATCTTACCAAGTAAAGCGAAGCCACTTGCTATATTATTTAAGTTCGCATCTTGTATTGCTTTCTTTTGCTCTACAAGTATTTTTGCAATCCTTACTTCTTCATCAGCATTTTCTTTTATCTTTCTTAACCTTTCTGATTCTTTTTCTTCTAATTCCTTTTTTCTTTCTGCATCCTTTTCGTCTTGTATTTTTTGTTCTTCTTCTTTTCTTAATTTCTCCTCATCTTCGATAGCTTTTAACCTTGCTTTTTCTTCTCTTTTTGCTGCTACAATTTGAGATGTTACAAGTTTAGCTTTTGTTAATCTTGCAGTTTCTAAATCTATTAATCTTGCTTTTAAACTTGCTTCTTCATCTAAATCTTCTTTAGTTGATTTTGATAATTTGTTTTCTTCTACCTTTGCTTCAAATCTTAACCTTGCTGATTCTATTTCTTTTTTAGTAATTTCTTCTTCTATCTTTCCTGCTTCTGTTAAAAAATCTATTCTTTCTTGTGCAGTAAACTTTTCTTTATTTGCTGCCTTATCAAGTAACTCTGCTCTTTTTCTGTTTGCTTCTGCTCTTTCTACTATTAATGCTCTTTCTAACTTGTCTGCTTTTGCTCGTTGGTCTGCTATTTGTCCTGCAATTTTTGCTTCTTCTTTTAACTCTTTTACAAGTCCTTTAGTCGCTTCTGTTACTTTATTAATACTATCTTCAACACCAGTCAAAGAATCTATGTAAGAACTTCCTGCTGATTTTGCATCTTCTAAAGCACCTTTGAAATCTCCACTAAATACCTTTTTAAATGCACTACCTAAAAACCCTAACGTATCTATAATGGCATTAAACCTATTTGTAATATTTTCTACAATTAAGTTTTTAAAATCTATTAACGCTTGTTTAGGATTAGTAAAAGCATTTATTATACCCTCTCCTAAATTAGCTAACATATCAACAAGGTTACCAGTAACAGAACCGATAACACCCATCAATTTAGCAAACTTGTTTTGTCCCTCTTCTGAACTTGTAAATGCTGCTCTTAAAGAAACTAATGCAATAATTAATGCACCTATACCAGTACCTATAATTGCAACCCTTAAAGATTTAAAACCAGTTGTTAATCCCTTTATAGCACCACCAAAGTTTTTTATCTTACTAACTGCACCACCACTAAATTTATCTAAACTATTTGATGCTCCTGCAAGTTCTTCATTGGTTTTCTTAACCTCTTTATTAGTTTTAGAAATCTCTGTGTTTAGTTTCTCAACATTCTTAACACCTTTATTAGATTTTACTTCTAATTCAATCGTTACTTTTTCTGCCATTTTATTTCTTGTTTTAGTGCCTTATATCCATCCTTTAAACTAATTGGTAGTTTATTTTTACCCTGTGCAATACGTATGTTTTCTGTTTCTCCGTTTGCGTGTTTTAATAACTCTAATATATTTTCTATCATACTTCGTTTAATAATTCTAAACTACTTTCTCCAGTTTGTAGATTTGTAGTAATTGAGTTAATCTTATACTTGTTTTCAGTAATTATAAATGTATCTGCTAAAGTGTGCTTTAATATTATTTTAAGAGGTAAAAAAGCTTTAAACTTTATTATTCTTCTTTGCTTATTAAAGACATCTTTGATGTATTCTTTGTAATTTTCATTAAATAAACTACTATTGTTTTGTTCGTTATTCCATTCATTGTTTTCTGCAAAGAAATTTATAGATTTTTGTGATATATTGTTTTGAAAAACAACTTGATTAGATGGCATAAAAATAGGTGTTGTTATCTCACTGTGCGTTACAGTTGTATCTCTAAAACTAATACTTGTTGGATTCTGTAAAGATGTATAGTGTAGTAAAGGAGAACCGATATATGGCTCTTGGTTATCATCTGCAAAAAATCCATACATAATATTTTTTGGGGATAAAGTTTCTTCATCAGTTAATTTTTCGTAAACCATTTTCTCAAAAGGTAACTCTACGCTATATTCTTGACCAACCCAATTATTAGGAGTTTCTCCTTTGTATTCTAAAGTTGAAAACTGTCTGTTTTGTAATTGATTAAATTTTTCAGCTAAAAGAGTTTCATTACCTTTAAATTTAAAGTTTATTTGTTTGTATGGTAAAGCGACATTAACAGAACTTGAATTTACATCAATGTATTTAGTTATATCGTATTCAACACCATTAGAATAAAAGTCATCTAACTTCTGAACCTTTATAGTTCCATCATCTTGAACGTATGCAGTAAGATTAAAAGTTTTCCATAACCCCGAAAGAAAATCTAAAACTTTCATTTTAGGTAATTGTTGGCTTGGTAACCAATCAAATTTTTCTTCTATTGATATAGTTGTATTATTATCTCTTGAAGAACAAACTGAACAAGGTGGGAGCGTAGTACCAGAACTAACAATAGTTGCAGCCATTACAATATCTCCAGCATCAAAGTCTAAAGATTCTTGTGCTGAAAATTTAACAGTATATTTACCATTTAATGTACCACCAGAACCACCATTTGTAAAACTATTTGAATTAGTTATACCTAATCTTTCATCTACTAAAGTAGTAGTACCTCCGTTTGGAGTAAAGTATAAATAAGCATTGTAAGGTATATTATTATCTGCTGGGTCAAAAGTTATACTATAACCATAAGAAACATTTGTAGTACCTCCACCAACACCCCAAGTACCATTAGTAGTAAAACCATCACTAACAGATGAAATAGTATAAGTATTAGAACCAACAGTAGCAGCTGCCATCGTTGGAGGAGAAGATGTATTCATATTATACAAGAAAGTATCATATAAAATAACACCAGTTGAATAACTCGCCTCTGCTTCTCCTTTCTTTCTGTGCATTAACATCATCAAACTTGAATACTCCGTAGTACTATAATCAAAAAAATCATTTGAAAAAGTAATACCATATTTTTCCTCAATAGCTTTTACAATTACATAAACTGCAATACTGTATTTTAAGTCTTTCCAAAAAACTCCGTGTTCGTGAACTTGACCACCTCCAGTATGATACCATAAATTCCCATCAACAGATGTATTGGCAGAACTTCTATAATACAATCTATTAATACAAGATATTAAAGATGTTTTTATAACGTTTTGATATAATACAGAATCAACTGTAAAATCTGTGTTGTTACCTTTTAAATTATCTTTTACACTTGCAGTTGAATATTCTTTTGAAAAGTTATCTAACCAAGATAAATCTGAAAGTAAATCCTCTCCGATTAAATCTTTTAAATCAACTAAATTTCCAAAAAATGTTACTTTGTATGTATATGGTTTATTATCTTTTAAATCTACACCTTCAAGTTTTATTTTACCTTTCTTGAAATCAACACCATTTAATTTTATAGTACCACTTGTTTTTAAACGAGCATCAAATCCATCTTCTATATGATAATTATAATAATGTTTAAATATCTTGTTGTTACTTTTAGACGCTGGTATTGTAAATGTTTTTGTAAAATCAGTAAACACTTTTGCTACATCTTTAATATTTTGAATACTCTCTGTTAAAGAAATAGTTTCATCTTTAAATAACTCAACTCTTTCATCCCCTATGTATAGTTGTACTTGTTGCATTTATCTAATGTTATTTATAGTATCGTAAGATTTATCAAAGTCAAATGTGTACTGTACTAACTTATCATTTAAAGATGTCTTATAAGTAATGTTTGATGTTTTAACGTTAATTGGTAAAACTTGTTCTCCATCATCATTTATATTAGTAACCCAAACCTTTTCGGATAGCATCATTTGTTTAAATACTTCATTGTATTCTTCACTTAAAAAACCACTACTCAAAGTAACTGATTCTTTTCCTACTACATTGAAATCTCTGTAAACGTGATTGCTTCTACTGTAACTATTTGAACTATTTAATATATTAGATTTATAAGATTCTTTCTTTATATTCATCTTTTTAACTGACTTCTTAAAGAAATACATATCTTGTAAAGCACCATACTTATTTACAAACGTTACCTTTTTAGGTTCGTACTTACATTCTTGTAATGTTTCTACATTTATAACATCTGTTTTTATTCCGTAAAATTCTTTTATAGATGGCTCGTAAACATAAACATCTAAAGCAGCAGAACCAACGCTAATTATAACTAATCTTGACGGATTACTATCAACTCCTTTAGTACCAGTAACATCATATTTAGTCCAATTACTTGTCAAAGTTATAGTTTTAGAAAAGTAGGTTGTATAATCTCCTCCTAATTCTTGAAATCTTATATCAGTAGTACCAGTACCTTTAAGCCAAACAGATACTGTATAATCACTACCATCTGTTGTTTCTTGAATACCAACTGTTGAAGCGTAACCACTATTTCCTGCAGGACTTGTTACTCTATATGCTAACGCATCGTATAATGGAGATAATTGACTACCAGCTATAACTGTACTTGATGGAACTGTACCTCCGTTAAACCAACTACTACCTAATAAATCTACGCTTGGAATTAACTCACTTCCGAAATCCTTATAAGATACACGAACTTCATCTACTGCACCTATTGAATAACTATTAAAATATGCTTTTAAACAGTTATTAGGTTCGTAGCTTGTACCACCATTTTCTAAAACCCTCTCTTTGAATGTATCCCAATTCTCATTATCCCCATAAATAGAAACATACTTTATTTGTTTAGAACTCTCAAAACTATCATTAAAAGTTTGATTAGCTACAATCCCATCATCTTTAAGAAATACTACTGTTGGATTTAATTCTGTGTAAAGAGGAACTCTAAAAGTGTTATCCTCTAAAACAAACAACTTTTTATTAGAAAGCATTGGAGATTGCTCTTTGATATTTTCTTGCTCAAAGTAACTATAACCATCAAAAGCTATTTGTAAATTTTGCTTACTAAACAAAACTGCGTTAGATGAATTGTATGCAGTAAGTATGTGTTTAACCCATACACCTTGACCAGTATAATCTCCATCAAATGCAGTATCTAAA